TCAAACGTAGCCAAACTAGATCCTGGTAATGATGCATCAGAGCAAGCCAAATTCATATAATCTTGCTGTGTTCTACTAACACTAAGTTCACCAGGAAGTGTAATGTTCACTTCAAAGTGACTTGTCTGTGCTGGTCTTAATAGACTTGACTTTATATCAGATGTTGATTTGGGGCGTGCCATCTAAATAGTTTTTACCGTATATTATGTATATGGCCAAAAGCAAAAAAAGCATATATCAACCATCCCATCCACAAAAATACAAAGGTGATTCACATAATATCATCTGCAGAAGTAATTGGGAAAAAAAATTCTGCAAATGGTGTGATAATAATCCAAACATTTTAGAGTGGGCATCGGAAGAATTTTTCATTCCGTATAGGTCACCCATTGATAATCGAGTGCATAGATATTTTCCAGATTTCTTAATTAAGGTTAAGGAACAAACTGGAAATATTAAAACATATGTAATTGAAGTTAAACCAAAAAGGCAAACTAAACCGCCTAATAGAAAAAATCTATATGAGATTAAAACTTATGCTGTAAACCAAGCAAAATGGAAAGCAGCAAAAGAATTCTGCGATGATAGAAAAATTGAGTTCAAGATCGTAACAGAATCAGAGTTAGGTATCCGATGAACCGTATCGAACCCATCCTTATTAAAATAAATTCAACCACTGACACTGAAAATCAGATGTTGATGATTATGGAGGCATTGAATGATACGGTAACTCCTGCTCCAGATGCAGGAACTGTTTGTACCTTTGTTTACAATGCAAAAACTCCAGGTATTCGATATGATCAACATCCATTGGTTTTAGTAACTGATTTGTTTCCATGGGGATTTCGTGGTCTCAACTTTCATCATCAAGAATATCGTCAATATACATGGGAAGAATTAGCAGGTCAAGTTTACTTGGTAAATAGAACTGAACTTGATGACTTGTTATCAATACAATATGGAAAATTCATACTAAATAAGTAAAAAAGCTGTGTGTAATGGCAACTAAATCCACAAAAGGGAAACTCATAGAAGGGATAGCAACCAAAGTAGAAATTGACACTGAAACTGGTGCAGCAACCCTTTACTATGCAGATAGAAAAGGAAATTTTCAGGTGGGTGCAACAGCTCCTAGTGCAGCACAACTTTCTGATAAAAGTCTTACGCGATTTAATCCTAAAGATTGGGAATTAAAACGTCGTTTTAGAAGAGAATTTAATATTGTAACCGATAGAAGTTTTACCTCATCTCAATTTGAAGATTTTTTTAAACAACAAATAAGAAAAGATGTTAATAGAGACAGAGGAGATCTCATAAATGATCATGGAAATAATGCATTAAAAACCGACTTAAGTAAGTTAGGCATGCCAAGGGTTAGAAACCCTGAAACTGGGATAGATGGTGATAAAACTAGAAAAACTGAATCTACTGATGAAACTGAAGACAGTAATAATTCAGGTGATAACCGCGAAAGAAGTAATATAAGTGAATCAGGTGTGCCCGGAGCAGGTGTTGATATAGAACAATTAACCGGCAATGGTGGAACACTAGTATATCCTGCAGGATTAGATAAAGATTCACAGGTGTGCTTAAAGATTGAAGCTATTGCATATAGTCCAAGAGAGATGAAAGGCACTCAAGTAGGAGATAGGTCTTTAGGAAAAGCAGAAGCTACAATATTTTTACCTGTTCCAGAGGGTGCATCTGATAGAAATGGTGTTAGATTTTCTCAAGAAAATTTAAATCCTCTTGAAGTTGCTCTTGCTAACTTAGCAATGGATGGTATTGAAGCAGGTGCTGAAGGTGTTGGAGCTGCTGCACAAAATATTGTAGATGAAATACAGGGAGATACTGCGACATATAAAGGTGCTATTGCTGGTATCCTTGCAGGGCAAGCTGCTGGAGTTGGAAATCAACTTCTCACTAGACAAGGTAGAATTTTAAATCCAAACACCGAACTTCTATTCCAAGGACCAGAACTCAGGCAGTTTAGTTTTAGATATCTCTTAAGTCCAAGAAGTTCTGGTGAGTCAAAAACAGTTAGAGCAATTGTTAGAACATTAAAGCAATTTATGGCGGTCAAAAAGGGTGGAGAAGGCAATTCCTTGTTCCTACAATCTCCACATATTTTTAGATTAACTTACGTGGAGAGTCAAAGTGGTGATACACCAAATGACTTTCTAAATATGTTCAAACCCTGTGCATTAACTGCATTATCAACAAATTATGCACCTAATCAAACCTTTATGACCTTTGAAGATGGTACTCCTGTTCAGTATGAACTGAATATGTCTTTCCAAGAACTTGTACCAATCTATCAAGGTGATTATACCTCCGGAAATAACATAGGTTTCTAAAATGTCCAATTATCTTAAACGCCTTCCAGATTTTGAATATGTTAGTAGACTTCCTAATTCCAGGATATCTGATTATATAAGGGTAAAAAACTTTTTTAAAAAATCATTTGTTCGTGAGGATATTTTCCAAGATGTAACAGATTTCACGAAATATGATATAGAGGGTGATGATAGACCAGATAATGTTGCCTTCAAATACTATGGACGTTCTGATCTAGATTGGTTGGTTCTTACTGCAAATAATATTATCAATATTCAAAATGAATGGCCGCTAAATGGTGTGGATTTTGATAATTTTTTACTGGAAAAATATGAAACATACGAAAAGATAAATGATATCCATCATTACGAAACAACAGAGGTTACAAATATCCAGGGTGTTGTTATCGTTCCTGCAGGAATTGAAGTTGATAAAGACTATACGATAATCTACTCAGATCCAGATCGTGTAACTAGTCCTAATATAAGAGTAACTCCAGTAACCTCAATTACAAATTATCAGTATGAAGAAAAAATACAAGATAGTAAAAGAAGCATATATCTACTCAACAAAACACTAGTACAACTTGCTATTGACGATTTAACAGAAATGATGTTATACGAAAAAGGTTCCACCCAGTATGTGAGTGAAACCTTGAAACGTGCTGATAACGTTAGATTATACGATTAATCATTCTTCAGCAAGACGCTGGAAGTATGAAAGTGCATCATCTTCATCCTCACTAGTTTTAGTTGGGGTGATATCAGGTGCATTGAAATCTGATTCAGGTGCTTTAGACTTAAAGTCTGGAGTAAATGAACCACGTCCTTCACTTTCATCCTCAAAAGATTCATCAAGTTTAGGTGCAGGGGAACGTTTTTGTCCCAGAACCATCTTCAAACGGGTTTCCAGTTGCTCATAAGATTTGAACTGATCAGCAGCAGTGAGAGCAGACAATGAATATTCCTGCTTCCAAACTGCTTCCAGTGCATCGTCATCATCAAGCAGAGGAGACACACGGTCGAACTCAGAACTATCATAGTTCCAGTAACCAGCAACCTTCTTTAACTTCAGTTTGAAGTTAGCACCCTGCCAGAAGTCGAATGGATTGATTGCCTCCTCATCTTCAAATTCAGGTTGCATTGATTCCATAATCTTATCAAAGATTTTCTTACCAAACTTATACAGCATCACCTTACCCTCATTCTGAGGATTTGCTTTGTCCTGCACAACATAGATGTTGGCATAATAGGACAGTTTACGCTTTTGCTTACGAACAGTATCTTTATCTGCTTCGTTACCACTGTTCCAGAGTTCACGATTGTGCTCACCAAGAGGGTCTTTCTGACCAATAGTGGTGAGAGAGTTCTCAATGTACCAACCACCAGGGCCCTGGAATGCGTGGGAATACATCTTTGCCCAAGGAAGTTCCTCAGCATCAGGTGCAGGAAGGAAACGAATAACGGCATAACCATTACCGCTTTTGTCCATTTCTGGTTTCCAGAGACGCTCATCTGCGCCACCGGCTTGTGTATTCATTTTTTCTACTTCTTTAACCAGTTTGGCGGTCAAAGACCCGAGAGAGGATTGCTTTTTAAGATTTGCGAATGTCATTAGATTTGTATGTATTTGGCTTGTGGTTGTACTTCAGTACTATAATCCTATTCTGTTGTATCGTCAAGGTGTTTTTTCATAATTTCTAACATGTTAGACATGTTAGAGAAAACCATATTGATATCAACATCAGGGGGAAGACCCATATTTGATGCACCTTCTAATATTCTCTTTTTCATCTCTTTTGCTTGAGGGTCATCAGATAAACTTAAACGAGTATAGAGAACTCGCTGCTTATCCAAAAGTCTCTCAAGCAATCTGACATGAAATAGTTTTTCTTCTTTATTCATAGTAGGAAAAGAGAAGACATTTTTATAAACGTCTTCTTGCAATTCCTCTATTTCCGTCATTTCGGCGCGGACTACCTCAGAGTCGAAAAAACTCATTCATCTTCTACAGTTTCTTCTGCTTCAGGTTCAGTTTCTTCTCCACCTTCCTTACTTTCTTCAATCTGAGAGAGTGCATCAATAGCACCTAAAATCTTAAGGTACGTCACACGCGCCGTTTCAATTTGATTCTCGATTTCAGTTTTTTGCTTAATAAGGTTCTCAAGAACCTCAGAATTTTCTAGTGCCATAGTTATCTCCTATTGTGAATGATACTCCTTAAGATTTTCTTGTAGCGAAGCACATCGATATTTAGGAACGAAGAATATTTTCTTATTTTAAGACTTACGGTTTCCCACACAGGGTCTTTTAAGTCTTCATCAAAGTCATTCCTAAAACCAAGTACCTGCTCTAATATTACCATACTTTCTATGGAAATGTCACCCCCTAGATACTTTTTAAGAATAGGGGGATGCCCTGTTTTACTAGCAAATATTGAATCAAAATTCTGTCCTGCTAGTATCGGTTCCATTTCTTCTTTGAACAAATACGCTAGAGATTGATTTCTCTTTCTCCAATTCAAATATCTATTTTCTCCTTCCTTTACCATTTCACCAATCCACAACTTACTTGGGTCAGTGCATACGACAAAGTTAGATACAAAGAATTCTTCAACTTCTTTATCAGATTTGTTCCTTGCTAGTTTTTCAAACCAGAAACGATCTTTCCTCTTATAAAAAGATTGAAGAGATGCACGACTCTTACCGCGATATTTGTGATAATCGTATTTCTCTTTGGTGAAATGGTTTTTTAACGACAAGTAGCATCGATAAGCATCATAAGGCATCATTAAAAAAACCTAATAGGGCAAATTTTTTGTGGGATATTTTTGCGCCCTTTTTTGGATTAAAGGGGCAATTTTGCTCTGGAGGTCCTTTTTAAAAAGTTTAACTCCATTGCTTCGTACTTAATCTTTTCTTTTAGTGGTTTCGTAATCAGTTTAGGAACTGATTCAACATCAATACTATTCTGCTCACAGAAGTGAACGATAGCATCGATGTAACTCATGCTTGAGTTTTTCTGCACAAGTGTTTCAATTTCTTGTGTAAATTTTGATGGGCAGAAGAATTTATTTTCTAAAACTTTTTCTAGTTCATTCTGCATTCGGTGTCCTAGTATTGTGAGATACAAATTCTTTAATGTAACGAACTAACAATTTAATATAATCGGACTTGTTCCTTTTGTCAAATACCTTTATCTCTCCTCCAGGTGTAACCATCAGAGTGATAAGTTTCTTGACCGGAATACCAGTCATCTCATAATAAGCAGATGCATAGAACATCTCCTGAACGAAGTAGTTTTCAATCCACTTCTCAGGTTTAATCTTTTCAGATGTCTTAAAATCTATTACCGCCAGTTCTCCTTCATACTCTGCTATGCAGTCAACTCTCCCTGCTAATCCAAGGTACTCAGAATAAAGGGTGCGTTCAATAGCATGTATGTTATTTATCTTATCAAGTTCTGGTTTCAAATGATGAAACATAAACTTAGATAAGGGACGATAATTGTCCCAGTTTAACTCTTTATTAAGTAGATAGTCTTGTGCTACTTCATGAAAGTCTGTGCCTCTCTTTGCTGCTCTATTTGTAATACGATTTGCTTCTTCAATACCAACTCTTTTCCTCCAATCAACAAAAATTTGTCGATTGTAGAACGATGTTACGGATGTAATAGAAGGCACCCAATCTCCACTAGGTAGATTGTAGAGACGGATGCCGTTAGTTTCTTTTTTGTTTAGTTCAATATCACCTAGGTAATTACAATGAGCAAACTTCATAAATTCATTTCCATTTTTGCTAACAAATATTCTTTACACAGACCAGAACGAACGATATCATCAACGCCAAATTCAATGATATCAACGGAAGGCATGATACGTAAGACTCTCATAAAGTCTGCAATACCATTCCTCTCATTCTGTTTTGTAAGGTCGGTTTGAGTTGCATCACCACAGAACATGATTTTTGAATTCTCACCAACTCTTGTGATTATACTATCAAGTTCATGAAAATTCAAGTTTTGGAATTCATCAACGATGATAATAGCATTATCTAAAGTAGTTCCTCTTATAAAGGAGGTGGACCAAAAACTAATAGTTCCTTGCGCTTTTAAATTACCATACAGCATCTCAAAATCAGATTCTGTAGGCAGTTCATACATGTACTTGACCATATTTTTATATGGTATTTGATACAGAGAAGATTTATCTTCATGGTCTCCAGGAAGAAAACCAATTTCTCTGGTAGCTACAAGAGACCTTACGATGTAAATCTTTTCGTAAGGCGATTTCATATCAGATACATCTTTTAGTGCATTATACAAGGTAATAAATGTTTTACCTGTGCCTGCACATCCATATGCGACAATGTTCTG